AAGTAGCCCTATCACGCTGCGTGTGGATACGAAGCAGCCCCCACCATCGCTTGGATGATGAGGGCTGGTTTGTTTAGAAGAGGATGATCGGTCCCATGAAGATCATGACGAAGAACATGATCACGACGAGGATTATCTCAAGTGTCTCGCTCATCTTAGCAGCCCTCCTTGCAGTACTTGAGATGAACACCCATGCCGCTGGAGCGCGTCACCTTCCCACACTTGTCGCACTTGTAGTGCTGGAAGTTCTTATCGCCTACGGGCCACGGTGTCGCTGTCCCGTGCTCAAACGTGCGCTTTACTGAGCGCCGCTCTCCCCATATTTGGGCCTCGATATATTCGAGATCGGCTTTCATCTCGGGGACATCTTCCGGTCCCCGAACGTCGATGATCTCGCGCCATTTACGAGCGAAGTGAAGTATGAGATCGTCCATTTTAGCAGCCCTCCTCATCGTCGTGTCCTTGCAGATGCTTCGGCATATTGACGGAGTATTCGGTCATGAGGGAGATCATATCAATGATACGGTCCAGATCGCGTCGCCCATACTGCGCACTCCTGACTCCTGTCCCGAACTTCTTCTTCCATACGATCAGCAGTCCCTCGATGAGGTCTTTTTGCATTGTGGTCAGTTTAAATAGCATCTTAGCAGCCCTCCTTGCATAGCCAGCAATCCTCGAGCGCGACGTCGATGGACTCTTTCTCGTCAAGATTTTGCAGGCCGACCATGTAGCGGAGTGTGCTCATTGTGAACTCGCGCGTCGGAACGTGCTCGTCGTTAACTCCCACCCACTTGATGGTCATCATCGTGCCCGTGTCGCCGCATGATGCGCAGCACTCGTTTGTCAGTTCGAATCGTTTCTTCATTTGGTTCTCGTTTGGTTAGGGGCGCGTGGCCCGTTTGGTTACTCGTTCTATGAGTACTATCGTCCACATTTCCGCTAACCTTGCAAACATTAATCCCTTAATCGGTAGGATATCCCAAAGTTTCTCAGGATGGGGACAGGGGCCCCTATGCCTAACAAATCACGAACATCAAGGCGGGGGCCCATGGGGGGATTCCTACAACTACAAACATGAACTTATACACTCACATTTTTCTGTCATTTTTCAGCTTCATCCACAATCATCATCATCAATAGATGCACAACTTTTTCGCTAAGCTATTCTAAGGATTATATTTATTATTATTATTTATACTATTCTATAGAGTTCCTAGGAATAGCTATATATAGCCTTCCCCTTATAGTGTCGTAAATTAACACTCCCCTGCCTGATTGTCGTTAAAGTCTTGTGTCGTAGGGACATACATCATAAACATAAATAAATACGATTTTCTTTGTCGTTTTCCCACGCAGACCACATATATATGTAGGGCCTACCTAGATTAATTTACCCCGGACTAGATGGTTACTACATAATGGAGGGTGCGCTGCAAAAAACCGTAGAGTTTTATAAATACTTAGGGATGTCCCCACGCGAGATAGCGTGTACCCTTGGTTTACCCCTTAAGCGTGTGTACCGTTATCTTAGTTCGTCTTCTCACGGTAAGCGTACCCTCCATTTCTTTCCAGATCTCGATACCTCTCCCAACCAGCTTAATGGCGCAGAACACAATCGAGATTACGTCTCTACTAACTTACATCCATCAAAATGCAAGATGATGATAACTTCCCCCGAATCTCCGCAGTCCTCATAAAGAAGCTAGACGAGATTTGCCCCGAGAAGTGCCCAACAACTGATATGTCCCTTGAAGAAATCCATCACTACGCAGGTAAGCGAGCTATGGTTAACTTTTTAACTGAAATACACGAAGACCAAAATAATAACGGAAACTAACCATGGCTATTAAAAACTTTACGGGCGGCAACTACAACCGCACATACGAAGACAAGATATCAGGATCTAAGCATCAGGTGTTTGTGTGTGTTCCCTATATCCATAAAGCGGGTGACTATGGCTCTTCAGATTCATATCGTGCTGGTATTCGGCTTGATACACGCGGCTATGACTATATGTACTTTAGCGTCAACAACGTTAAGTGGCGGTTTTTTACAATTGAAACCAACACAGCTTTAGCTGATGTACGATCTACCCTTGCTGCGGCTAGTATTTCAAGAGGTTCCCTTGTTAGTTTACGCGCTACAACGGGAACTTTAACGGGAAAATACCAGCCTAGGGAGTGTAAATACTGGGGATCAAAATCAACTGAAGAAGGGGGAACTCAAATTGTCCTTGAAAGAACAATGGGAAGATTCCCCGACCCCGAGTTCAGATCTGATTGGTCGTGGTGGACCGTTTCCTATTCGACATCAAATGCATCTAAACTAACCCAAGCTAACGGAACGGCATTTGGCACAGATATTGTCTTAAATCGTACTGCTTCGGGTAACTTATACACAACTGATGTGGGTGGCCACTCTTGCCTTACCAACTCAACAGCGGCGCACAACTGGACTCTTGGACAAGTTAATGCCTTTGGCAGAGCCCGAAAAGGCGGTGACTTTATTCGTGTTGATTGTTCAATTCCTTACAGACAAATTTGGAACATGGGCGGCGACGGTGATGAGGCTGGAATTACTGGAGCAGATGATACACATGGAATGTACCATTGGGAAAACACCGACCGTGCTAACCGTTACCCATTTGATGATTATCTGCACAACAGCACCGAAGTTCGCCTAAATGATTACTCGGATGGTTTATCAAGTACCTATACAGGAACATCAGCAAATAATATTCGTGGAATGTTTGACGATGACTGGGGGGCACGGGGTGGAAAGTTTTACCCCATAGCTTTAGCAACAACTAACGACGGGCGAGGAGCATACAACACGGGGGCTGGTACATTGCTGGGATATATGGAAGACTTGCCCGATGGCCTCTGGATTCACGGCTCTCCCGCTGCAACATCTGCTACACGAAAAACTGCAACAACTGGTTGGACCAATAATGGTGGCTACACATCAGCCGATACACTTGCGCTTCCTGCCGAAGATACAAACGCAGATAGTGATACTACTGACACAGGAGAAGCTGCAACAACGGTTGTTACTGGACATGATCACATGGTTGAATTTGATCTGTGGGTTACTTTACACAAGAGGAGCTAAACAATGCCCGAACTAATTTATGGACAAGAAATTTCAGGGTCATCTGATCTTAACGAAGAAACAACTGGAATAGACCCGTCAGTTACTGTTACGCAAGACGGTTATCAAGACGAAGTTGACTTTACGCTGGCTGGTTCAGGAAGTTCGCAATGGTTTGACACAAGAACAGTCGATACTGTTGTTTTAATTGCTACGGGAACTGCTAAGTTCTATTGCGTTAACTCTGACTTTACCATAACGAGAGAACTTACTATGTCAGGGCAAGTTCAGACTGCTACAGCCACAAAATGTGGTTTTGTGTGTCAAGATGCAATGCCCCCGCTTTTGCGTGTGACTGATACGTCTGGATCGTCTAACCCGTGTACTATTCGGTTTAAGCGCCGTAACAGGTCTGGCCGCGTTGTCTCCTAGCGTTGGTGGACGTAGCTTTGCTTCTGTTGCAGAAGCCAAAGACTATGCAAAGCGTACAGGTAAGCGTATTACAAAAAAGAAGTACAAGCCCGTAAAGAAAAAGCGTGGAAAATAATGTGTAGCCCGGACCTTAAAGTAAAAGCGGCTAAGGCTATGGATATTTTGCTTAGTGATGATGAGCAAAATGATACGGATACGGATGACCGCTCTCGCCTAAAAGTAATGAACTACATTAACGGCAACAACGCCTACATGAAGCAACAAACACTTGCTGAAGGTGACACTAGGTACGTTATGAGGACACCCTCAGATCCCTGATATGGCGACTAAAGTACTAACAAAAACTGATGGTATTGAAGAAACAGCCGCTGTAACAATCAGCGGAACAATGTCTAGTGGAGCCGCCTCTGACTGGATTGACATTCCTGACCTTTTAAAAATTACTGCTATCCACGCCGTAACTACAGGAACAGCCAAGTGGCAGATAGGAAGTTCGGATAAATCAATTGTTCGTGACCTTGTGTTGTCTACACATGTGGTGTTGCCTACGGCAACTATTGCTGGTATTATTTTAGAGTCAGCTATTCCCGGAGGCGGTGCATCTGTCCGTCTTTTCGATACCAGCAGTTCATCTAACGCATGGACTGCATGGTTAAAGTATAATGAACTAGGAGTCTAGTATGTGTCCCCCTATCGCCGCCGCTGGTGAAGCATTTCATGCATTATCAACGTTTAAAAAAATTAGTACTGTATTAAGTGCTGCTTCTCTTCAACAGGGCGCAGCTTCGCAACAAGAAGCTAAGCGTTCAGCAAGAAAAGCAACTAAACAAGCAGATACATCTGCAATTGAACAAGCTAAAGGGGTTGCTAAACCTCGTATTGCCTCGGCTAAACGCAAACGTCCCGGAAGACGTGGACTGTACGTCTAATGCTCGATAACCCCAAACAAATGTATGAAAAGCTGGTCATTGATCGGCAACCGTACATAGACCGCGCTGAAGACTCAGCCAAGTTTACAATTCCTGCGTTGCTCCCGCCGCAGACTTCAAGTGTAAACAAACACTATGATAAGCTGTATCAACCTTATCAGTCTCTTGGTGCGCGTGGGGTTAACTCATTATCTGCTAATTTGTTGATGTCTCTTCTTCCTCCCACACAGAGCTTCTTTAGGCTTGTGATTGAGGACAATGCTAAGTCTGATATTGGTGATCCTGAAGTAGTTTCAGAGATCGAAAAGAATCTTTCAAAGATTGAGCAGATCGTTTCTAAAGAGATTGAGATTCAAGCGTATCGTCCCCCGATTCACGAAGCTCTCAGGCTACTAGTTGTAACTGGAAATGCTCTCGTTCATTTAGGCGATGACGGAACCATGCGTACATTCCGTATGGACAACTACGTTATTAAACGTGATCCGTCAGGCCGCCCTGCTAAGATTATTCTAAAAGAGAAGATTCACATGTCGGTTGTTCCTGACGAACTTGTCGAGATCATTCCGCAGGATGCTGTGCATGAAGACTACGCTGAGCTATACACATGCATTGTGTATGAGCATAGCCTTAAGAAGTACCGTGTGTACCAACACATTGACAAGTATATGATCCCCGGATCAGAAGTAATGTACAAAGAAGACGAGCTTCCGTACATTGCTCTACGCTTTACCAGAGTTGATGGTGAAGATTGGGGACGTTCGTTTGTCGAAGAACATATTGGTGATATACGTTCCTTAGAGGGACTATCCCAAGCCATTCTGGAAGGCTCTGTAGCCTCCGCTAAAGTACTTTTCCTTGTATCTCCTAATGGTACAACGAAAGCTAAGGCCCTCGCTCAAAGCGGGAATGGTGCGATTGTGCAAGGCAGCGCGAACGATGTATCTGTACTCCAAGTAAACAAACAAGCAGATATGAGTGTCGCTCTCTCAACTATTGCAGAGATTAAAGAAAGGCTCGGTAAAGCCTTCATGATCACATCGGACCTGTTTAGGCAAGCGGAAAGGGTCACCGCTACGGAGATTCAAGCCATCATTCGACAAGTGGAGAAAACGCTTGGTGGATTATACTCTCTTCTTAGTAGCGAGTTTCAACTGCCTCTTATTAAAATGCTTCTGAAAAATCTTCAGAAGCGAAAAGAGATACCAAAACTTCCAAAGGAGGTGCATCCTACTATTATTGTGGGTGTGGATGCAATTGGTCGCGCTGCCGAGCTTGAAAAACTGGATACCCTGTTGGCTGGAATGGGACAATTGTTTGGTCCCGAAGCCTTGGGCCAGTATGTTAATGTTAATGAATATATTTCCCGTCGAGCTACTGCTCTTGGTGTTCCAGTTGAGGGGTTGATTAAAACTCCTGAAGAACTGCAACAAGAGCAGCAGCAAGCCATGATGCAGCAAGCAATGATGCAAGGTATGCAAAGTGGTGGACAACAACCCCCTACTCCTCAAGGAGCTTAACCTTCAATGGCCGATAGTTTTACCCCTAGTGTTGCATCCGAAGTCGCCCCTGCGTACACACCTGAGCAAGAAGCTCAGCTTGTTGCGGATGGTCACATCACTAAAGAACAAGTGCCCCCGTCCGATTCACCGCAAGAAGAACTGATACTTGGAAAGTTTAAAACACAAGCTGATTTGGAAGAAGCTTATCAAAGCTTGGAGAAGAAGTATAGCTCTGGTGACCAGCCAAAAGGTGACTTAGGTGGACTTCTTGATCAAGCTGGTGAGTACTTTAATGAGAATGGGAACATTTCGGAAGATCATTACCAACAATTTGATTCTCTTGGGATTTCTCGCGAATATGTTGACCGATATGTTAACGGCATCCAAGCGACTGCTGAAGCGGAAAGCGCTCAGCTACTGGGCACGATTGGTGGAGAAGATAACTTTACGCAAATGAGCGAGTGGATGTCTGAGAGTCTCCCTGAAGCTGAAATTAACGCTTACAACAATGTTGTTGAAAAGGGTTCAAACGAAGAGGTTGCTGTGTTGTTGCAAGGTATGTTTGCAAGATACAAAGCAGCTACAGGAGCAGGAAGTACAACCCTACAAGGCCAAGCTTCTGTAACTCCTACTGGGTTCCGCAGTCGTGGAGAAGTTATGGCAGCGATTAACGATCCTCAATATCACACAGACGCAGCTTTTAGGGCTGATGTTGAGCGTAAGCTTTCCATCACTCCTGACACCGTCTTTTAACAAAACACAAGCGCATCGCAAAGCAAACGGCCCCTTGCGAGGGACAACCTCCTGTGGTTGATGTGTTTGAGTAACTATTTTTATTTTTTCTTTTAAGTCCATAAATCCATAGGAGGATATCATGGCAGCAGTATCATCACTTTCTTTAGGTGGTCAGCAATCAGGAGCTAATAACGAACGGGCTTTGTTTCTTAAAGTCTTTTCGGGCGAAGTCCTTGCCGCATATGAGCGGTCAATTAAAATCTCCCCGATGCTTACTACAAGAACTATTACTAGTGGCAAGTCTGCCCAATTCCCGACAACGGGTGTTGCAGCGGCTCGTTACTTTACTCCGGGAGCGGATCTGTTAGAAGATTCGTCTGCGGATTCTAACGCTTACCTTTCTAACATTAAGCAATCAGAGCGGGTCATCTACATTGACGATCTTCTTACGGCAAGTTGCTTCATCGACCAGCTTGATGAAGCCATGAGCCACTACGATTACCGTTCTGCTTTTGCTTCAGAGCTTGGTTCGGCACTTGCCCGTCACCAAGATAACTTGGCTCTACACACGTTGGCAGCGTCAGCTTACAACGTTAACAACCAAGCTGGTGAGCAAACTCCCGGTGCGTCTCATACGCCTGTTACAGCAAGTGCTTTCTACAGCACTCCTGCAACGGCTATGGATGCTATTTACGACTCTGCTCGTAAACTTGACGAAGCTGACATCCCCCGTGATGGACGCTTTGTTATTATGCCTCCCATTGCTTACTACAACCTGCTTAAAGCTGGTGTGTTGAGTATTGGTATGCATGCTACGAGTGACTCTCGTAAAATTGACGGAACTGGTGTCCGAGGTGAGGCCAGCGGAACGATGATTGCGGGTATGCCCGTTATTGTCTCAAACGTTGATGGCTTTACTTCTTCTGACAGCGCAGACGATGCGGGTCCGATTACGGATACCAAAGGTGGCGGCAACGAAGAGCATGAAGGTGTCCGAAACTTTAAGGATGCCCCTGCTAACGATGGTGTTACCGCAGTTCCTGACGGAGACAATGGCGATGCTCGCGCTCAAATGAGTTCCAAGCTTGCTTGCCTTGTTGTTCACCCGTCTTCGGCTGGTGTCGTTAAGCTGAAAGACATCACAATGGAGTCTGAGTACCTGATTAACCGTCAAGGTACTCTCATGGTTGCTAAGATGGCTCAGGGAATGGGCGCTCTTAGGAACGATGCAGTTGTTGCAATTAACACCGACTGATTGTAACTAGTTAATACCGGGGGGCCTCCCTAGTGGGGGCTCCCCAATCTTACAGGAGATCTTATGGCAACATCGCCCACACCGCTTACAGACATTGAAGCACTTAACCGCATCCTATCTACAGTAGGAGCGGAAAAAGTTGCAAGCACCTCTGGTCTGTCCTTAATTGCAGAAATTGCGTACCAAGATCTCAAAAACTCAATGCGTGACATCATGAGTCACCCGTGGGGATTTAACACCGAATACGATGTTGAGCTAACTGCCGATGGTGATGGCAAGATTACAGTTCCGGCTGACGCTTCTATTCTTGATTTTGCCCCAAAGAATGTGGGGTCTTTTGATGTAGTTATTCGAGATGACGATGGAACACGTAGGGTGTATGATCGAAAAACACACACCTTTGCGGCGTTTACAGCAAGCAGTACATATAAGTTTACAATCAGTTATTATCTTGATTGGCTTGACTTACCTGAAGCAGCTAAAATTTATGCAATTGCTTTAGCTGCTGTACACTTCCAAGCTACACAGGTTGGTAATGCACAGATTGATCAAATTCTACGGGCACAACTGGTGGGAGCAAAGTCGGCGTTTGAGTCGTATGCTTCTGCACAAGAGTCATGGTCAATATGGGACAACTATGATTTCTACAAGTTAGTATCAAGCGCCCAGCGTCCACAAATGCAATCTGGATCTGAATGGTGGGGGACACGATAATTGGCAAACTTTGGTTATCAGTCTAAAGCAATTATTAGTGGTGTGTCTACACGCCCCTATGCTTTACGTGAAGACGGGCATATGGAGGACAACGCCTCTAACTGTATGTTGTCACCAAAGTTTGGTTTAGCAAAGCGTCCCGGAACTACATACTTACAAACCATTGAAGCAAACTCCGCAATTTCTGATCTTGCGTTTTTTCCCATATCCACAGATGATAAAGAAAAAGTAGTCTGCGGTGTTCTC